GTGGACGATGGTGGTCACAGCTTCTGTTCGATGGTGCGGATTCGGCGCTCGTGGTCGTCGAGACGTTCTTTGTGATCGCTCCGCAGCGCGGTAATTTGTTCCAGGATCAAGGCCATCCTGGTGTCCATGATGCTGGCGCGTTTGTCGATACGCCATAGTGCGCCAACGCCCGCGATAATCGCTGCCGTGGCTAGTGGCGTTAAAAAGGGGTCCACGGGCGTCAATCGTTGTAATTATTTTATCGAAGGCGGACGCCACGGATCGGGCTGACCGCGCAAAATCACCACAGCTCGGCGGTAATAGTCGCAGTCCGTTTTGCCTGCTTTTTCTAGTGCTGCTTTAACTTTTCTCCAGTTTTCTAGCGTTTCGGCATCCATCTATCTAAGTCGATAGCCATGACTTAGCTTACCTGTGTTGAATCTGTTACCTCAGTTGATTCGGGCTCGGTCCACACTGGGTAGTCAGGCCCGGTGATGTAAGCCGCGAGTTCCTCGGTGGTAATGGTAGCGAGGATTGCCGTTTCCTTTTCGTCGCTCTTAGTGCGGATCGCTGCACGTTGAGCCAATACTTCATCAGATGCAGGTTTGCCGCCGGGCTCAGCGCTACGGGTGATCATCCAATCCGTTGGTGCCAACAGCGTGCCTGCAGTGGTTTTGGTTTGACCCACCCACTGCTCTACTAGCTGGGTGTGATCTTTCGGCAGATCTGGTTTCCAGAAAAAGCGTTTATCGTACGGTTCGGGATCAGGTGCTTCGGTGATGCCGATTGCTTCGCGTTCAGCGGGGCTAGCAAGGCGGAGCCAGTTAGCGGGATATTGAACACCGTTGTGGGTAAAAGCTCTGTCGAGCGCTAGTGGTTTGGAGTCAAGGATGAACATGGCTCGCTAGGTGGTGTAGTTACCTGGCACGAGCCAGGGAGAAGGGCTGTTCAGCGAAACTTGCATAAATGTATGTACCAGCATTTGCATTTACGGAAGCATCAGCAGAACGAAGCTTAAATCCATTACTTAAAATATCAGCAAGGTCTGTGGTGCCTTCTGCGTTATTAACGTCGGGATACAATGGGTCATTATCAACATTATAGCCTTCTCTTGCAGTATCAATAATTGTCCAGTTACTTGTGGTATCTGTGCGTTTCAGTAAAATCCATCTGGGGCGATGGTTAGTAAACACAAACGGACCATCCGCCGCGCTGCCGTTGCCTGTGTAGCTGCCGAACGCGCTGTAGCCTTCGACTGGGGCGAAGCAGTAGGCAATAAATGTTTGACTAATTGTATTAACGCCATTTCCAGTGCCGAGAGAAAATACAGAGGAGGTGGGCTGGGTATCTTGAAAGAAGCTTGAGGAAGTAACTGCTGCAACAGTTTGGTCTAAATAGAGAGCCTTTGTTGCACCCATAGCGCTGTGATACACCACCCAATTCTGGGTAGCACTGCGCTTTTTGAACATTATCATTGCCGGAGCAACGCCTAAACCGTGCCCAGCAGTTGCATTGCTACCACTGCCCGTATAACTAACAATCGAGAACCCCGCACTGGGATTAGCCCTCACACTAGAAGTGATGGAGCCATCTGTGTTGGTGACGGTGGAGTCTCCGGCGTCCCAGGCCCAAGCGACGTAGGCAGAGCTATTCCAATTAGTAGCATTATAAGCTCCACTTTGAGTTGAAACAGAAAAGCCGTTTGATGTTAAAGCTGTAATAATATTAAACGTGGTCTCATTATTTGTCAGATTGGAATAGAGTTCCTTACCTGTGCCTCTAACTGAATCCGTAAGCGCGTGGTTAAACGTATTTGATCGACTTTTAATCCACACCAAATCCGGCGAAAACCCCAACCCCGAAATCGTCTGCGTGCTGCCGTTGCCCGTATAAGTCACAACGTCCATGTAGTCGCTGCCGTTTTCAACCGTGGGGGCGGGCAGGTTCGCCGTGCAGAGCGCCTTGAAGCCGCTGGGGGCGGTGTACGCAAAGGGGCGTTGGCCGAAGTTAATAGAAGCCGCTACTGAGCTATACGTAACAAAACAAGTAAAATAAGTTATGGCTGAACTCAATGTGTAAGCAGGATTTGTTCCATTAGTAATATCACTAGCAGAAACAGTGACTGTACTGCCGGATGAAAGTCCATAATAAATGTTGTTTATACCCATCCATACCTTGCCAAGGTCAGCATCGTATATCAGCTGAATAATTGATCCTGAAACCAAAGGCGTGGTATTGACTCTTTTAGAAGCATCATCAGCATCAATGACCCAATACGGTCTATTAGAATCAGCCCCCTTTGGCCTTATTTGTAGTGTTGTTCCAGTATAAGCCCCAGTCAATGTTTGGCTGCCTGATATAATCCCAAAATTTGGAGTACCGTTAATGGGAGCAGCCTTAAGTTCACACTCTGCATACCATTTTCCAGAGGTTGGCAAGGCGAAAGTGGAGCGTGTTATTCGGATAACGGTTCCGGCTCCAGTAATATCTAAATTACCATTTGACAGAGTATTACCACCGTTATCAAGTGGGTTCCAGGTGCAATAATTCCCCCTCACCTCACCACCAACGCCCGTATCCGTCTGGGTGCCGTTGGTGGGAACGTCTACGAGGGAGTCGTTGCCTACAGCAATCGTGGCATTTTGCGTGGAACTGGGTGGGTTGAAGTTGCTGGTGTACTTGGCGATGCCGTTGTAAATACGAAGATCGTTGATCTTTCCGTCAAGGCTATGACTAATTCCAGTGTAGTCCGCAAACCGTCCCACGTACAGTGGCGAAGTTCCTGAATAACCTGAGGTGAACGAACCGGAGCCTATAGAAATGCCATTTACATACAGGGTTATTGTGGATCCAAGTTTTACAGCAGCAATGTGATTCCACCGCGCAGTTGCTACCGTATGGGAAATAGATATGACAGAATCACCACTGCCTGTACCATTTGTGCTCCAATAAAAATGTACAGTTGTTGCTGTCGTTGCAAGCGCCCACTCCCGTGTGGTGCCGCTGCCTTTGCTAACAAAATAATTGTAGGTTCTATTGGTATCTGCGTAAACCCAAGCTTCAATTGTGAAGTTAGTGGCGCTATTTAGGTTTAAGTCACTTGAATGTGATACTGCAAGATAGTCAGTTCCATCTGAAGCAAAGTCAGCAGAAGACCCATAGAACTTACTCTCTGATGTTATTGTTTTAGTATTGCCATAAGCAGTAACAGTTTTTGCGCTACCGCTGCCTTTTATAGTTGCACTCTCATCTGTAAACGTCGTGCCGTTGTTGGCACCGTCCATCGCCACGGCCAGCACAATCGAGCTGCTGTTGCTATCAGTTCTAGTGCCAGTGCCTTTGGTGGTGCCGTAAGTATCAGTGGTGTTGTAAATAGGCAGTGCGCCAGATGCAGACGCAACTGATGTAGGACCACCGGAGACGTTGCTGATATTATTAACACTCCAATCATTCCCATTCCCACTAGTGTCCGTCCCTAATGCGGCGGCGGTGCTGTTGTCGTTGAACGGCAGATGGAATCCATTTGTCCCGAAGCTACCGCTATAGGCAATCGGTTGCCAGATGCCGTTGTCGTCGAACTCACCGAAGCTGGTGGGGTCTAACGCTTGACCGTCGATGAAGTGAACGTCGGCGAGATAGCCGTTGAGGTAGTTTGTTGTGTTAGCCGCGCCGATCTGATGAGCGACTCCCGTGTTAAACGTGTCACTAGTTGCAGTAACAGTGCCAACACTTACGTTATTAACATATAATACATGGGCAGTTCCATTTTGCTCCCAGACAACGTGATACCACGCTGATGGATCACGAAATAGCGCTGTCGTTGTCAGTGCGCTACTGCCGCCAAATGTCAGGTTTAGCGCATCGCCAGACGTAAAACCAAAGCTGTGGTTTGTTGAAACGCCAAATAACTGCTGCGTGCTGTCAAGAGCAGAACGCTTAACCCACATGGATAAAGTGAAAACATCTTGATCTGTCGGCGTTCCGAAGGTCGCACCAAGGTAGGCACTGTCACTACTGTTGAAACGTACGCTGCGTTCGATGGTGTACTCACCGCCACCACCAGCAGGTGCTTTCAACAAGAGGGGGTTGGCGCTTCCAGGAATCGTCATGCGCTTGTCGGCTCGCTGATCAGTCGTGCAGTGATGTGGGTGCTGCTATCCACGTAGTAGGCCAGCGTGCTGATGGCACCTGTTGTTGTACCTAGCGTCGGTACACCACCATCGAAGTACCAGTAAGTGCCGTAGGCCAGCGTTCTCGCGGTAGCGTCCTGCGTGATCGAAATACTGCCGCTTTGCCCTGCAGTTACGTTTGTCGGATTAGCAAGCGTGGTGTTTTGATCCAATGCCAAGCTGAAGTTATTGCCAGCAGCAAAATCAGGTGCAACCGTGGCGCCTGGCGTCAATGCCACCACCGATCCGCGTTGGGCTGCAGTAAAGCTCTGCACTACATCAGTCTTGGCCGTATCCGCGTCATACGCCTGCACAGAAGAACCGAGATCGCTGCTATCAAGCAGGTTGTCAACCGTCACCGTTTGCGTGCTGGTGACGATGGAATCGACTTTTACAGATCCGTAAGCCATTACACAATCGCCCAGATAGCGTTTTCGGGTACAGTCACAGCGTAGGTATCCGCAACTTCAACGGGTCCAACGGATAGTCCATTGGTTCCGGCGCTCAGCTCAATATCTTGACTGATTACTTGCTGGGTTTCCACGATGGAACTTGACGAGGCGCCGCCACCAGCGATCTCCACCATTGTGCCAGCGGCATTTTTGATGTAGAGCTTGCTGTTGGTCTTATCCCACGCGGGTTCGGCAACATCAAAATCACCCGCACTGGGGGCAGTGGTGCCGTTGCGGATGAGGATTTTGGCGACGCGGGCCATCAGAACGTACCACCATCTACGGTATCCACCGCAATCGTCACAAAATTGTTGCCGGAATCAAGGGTCCAGCTCAGGCTGCTGTTCAGGCGAATCACGCCGTCCGTTCCATCAGTGCCGTAGATATAACCAGCTGTTCCACCGCTAACGACAGCGACCTTTTCATCCGAGCTGGCTGCCGGGATGTTGAGTGCAGTCTTGAAAGCGTTAAATGTGATCTTTTTCTCTTTCTGAGCAGATGCCTCACTGGCATCGTGCATCAAGATCAAGTCGTCAGCGCCGCTAATTGCAGCAAGGGTTGCCAGGTCATCAACGGCAGGCACCACCGGGATCTTGGTGGTGGCATCGGTTGCAACGTGCAGCGTGCCTCGATCCGTAGTGACATGCGGTTCGCCTGCCAGCATTCCCGTGGTGGGAAGGTTGGTCTTCAAACCACGCCTAAGTTGAATGCGAGCCATGACGGCTAGTTGAAGGTTCCTCCGTCAAGTGTAGCCGTCCAACTTGTGTCGTAGTTAGCGTTTGTGTCTTTAATCAGAATGTTGCCAGGATCACCGCCAGTTGGTAGGCCACCAGCAACTTCACCAGTGGCACCTTGTGGTCCCTGCGTAATTGCAGTAACAACTGAGGTTTGAGGAACGGTGACGACAGTTGTGCTGCCGTTTTCAGTAACGACAACCTTACTTTCAACTGAGGAGATATTGACTGAAGTCATGCTGTGTACCCCTCAGAGACATAAATGACTCCTTCTAGGTAATACTCCTTCAGGCCAGATGCGTTGGTCAGCAATACGTCGTAATAAGCCTCATTTGGGAAAGCCGCGGTTTGCTCATCAGTCAGGGCAATCGCAATCGTTCCGGTTGAACGGTCGGTATAGGTGACAGCAAAATCGGCGTACTTAGTGGATCGAGCTTTGTTCCACGCTTGGGCGGCAACGCTCCAGCCGGTCAGGTCAATGGCCGCGTCGTTGCTGTCCTTGAACTGCAGCGTGACGCTGTAATCAGCCCTGCGCTGCAGCGTGAAGTTATACGTTCCGGGCGAAATAGCCATGACCCACCTCCCGTTCCAGTCTAAAGGCACTATGCCTGTTCAGGCCAAGGCGTGATGAACGGCTCAGTGTTAGCCACCATTGAATCAGTTGCCTCGTCGTAAACCTCCGGCTGGTTGGTCACAAGTGCTGCCAGCTCTTCGGTGGTGGTGCAGGCGTTGATTTCACCTTCGCGGGTGCCGCTGGTGGTGCGTACAGCTTCGCGGTAAGCCAACACATCAGCCGGAATGGCAGCGCCGGTTTCAGCCTTGCGGGTGACGTACCAGTCGGTATTAGCGAGCAGGCTGCCAGCAATTTCCTTTTGCTGGGCAACCCAAACGGTCTTCAGACCTGTGTTGATGACCTGAACGCCGTCATCATCCAGTACCGGGTCGCCGTCTTCATCAACAGCGGGCTCATCCTCAAGCCGCTTGGGGAGATCGTGGTCCCAATAAAAGCGGGTATCAACTGGGGCAGGGTCTGCTTCCCAGGTGATGCCGATTGCAGCCTTTTCATCCTCGCTGGCAAGGCGCAGCCAGTTAGACGGGTACTGCGTACCGTCTGCGTCAGTGAAGGGGCGACCAACCGCAAGAGGCTGACCGTTCAGTAGAAATCCCATGGCTAGATAGTAGCGGTGGTGTGTGCCCGTTTCATAGGTCAGCGGGCGGTAGCGGGCGAAATACCGGAGCCGCCGAATGGATTTTCAGCAAAGGCTGCAAATATGAACGTATTCCCGGAACCATTAACTCCAGCGTCTGAGGTTCGGATTTTTGCTCCATTGGAAAGTAAATCCCATGACACAGTTGTAGAAGTATTTTCAGTATTTGCCAGGTTGGCAAATAAACGGTTTGTCGTAACGTTATATTCAGAGCGGGTTGTATCGTGAATGATCCAGTTGCCTGTGGTGTTGGTTATCTTATACATTAGCCACGCCGGCTTAAATCCTAGGGACAAAAATGGACCATCGGTGGAACCATTTCCGGTGTAGCTGCCAAACTTGCTGTAGCCTTCGACTTCGGCAAAGCAGTAGGCGATAATATCGTTGGTATTACTATTTACATTACCAGAGGTTCCTACTGAGAAGACACTACTTGTGGGGGCTGTGTCGTTCCATTTTAATGAAGAATCTATTCGCGCATCAGTAGTATCTAACCTCAGGAAGTAGTCCTCAGGACTTGAGGCATCGACTCCAGCATGATATACATTCCAGTAAGCTGCAGCGTCACGGTTTTTAACCATAATCATTTTTGGCGCAACGCCTAAACCATGACCCACGGTGGCGTTGCTACCTGTTCCCGTATAGGTAACAATCGAGAACCCAGCGGAGGGGTTGGCGCTTACCGTGCTGGTGATGCTGCCTGCGGTGTTGCTTGAGCCGCTGCCGCCTGCGTCCCAGTTCCAAGCGACGTAGGTATTATTATTAATATTAACAGTGTTATTGCTGTCTGAGTTGTCACCCAGGCTGAAGCCATCGCTATCGAAAGCTGTTAACGACTGAGTGTATGTAATTTCTGCTCCTGATGTGCTTGAAGAAAGACGTAGGTTTGCGCCTCGCACCGCATCAAATAATCCGTGGTTATAGGCTCCGGAGCGGTCTTTAATCCACACCAGATCTGGCTGAAATCCAACACCAGTGATGCTCCTAACGGTAGCGTTGCCCGTATAAAGCACCGTATTGAAATACTGCGACCCATCCGCAATGTCCGGCGCGGGCAGGTTTTTGGTGTTCAGTGCGTTGAAGCCGGTCGGTGGGGTGTACGCAAAGGCGCGTTGACCAGCGTTTAAAGTCCACGTCCGCGATGCTGATGCATTGTCTCCAGCTGCAAAACAAAATTCTTTTCCAAGAATATCGGTCGTATAGGCGGCATTTGTTCCAGCTGCAGGGTCGCCACTGGCAAAAAATGTTCCGTTTTTACTGAACCATATCTTGCCGTTGTCCATGTCAAGCGCAATGCCGCAAACATCGTTTGCACTAAAGGCGCTTCCATAGGAAGTTGCTGTGCCGTCTTTGTACTTAGCGCCGTTACTCCCCCTAATCCCAATGCTTGTGCTTCCGCTAACGTCTCTTCCGGGATACCGCAAATCTCCTCCAACGTAATTAGATTGAATTATCCCGGCGAATGCTGGTGTGTTTGTAAAGGTAACTTCTGTGTACCATTTACCAGAAGATACGGCAAAGGTTGTATATGCGGCAGTTGCAGTTGAACCGTTTGAATCACCATCTAAGTTTCCATTGGTAAGTGTTATATTGGCTTCCTTGGAAAGGGGGTTAATCGTCGCGTAGTTCGTTGTCGGCGTGTCGCTCATCACGTCCGTACCAGTGCCGGAGGTGGTGAAGTTATTGGCGGTCCAAGTGTTGCTCAAGCCGCTGCTATCAGCGCCATCGCCGCTGGCAAACTTCAGATAAAACGAGTTGCCGGTGTAGCTGCCTGCGTACTTGATAGGACGCCAGACACCGTTGTCGTCGAACTCGCCAAAATCGGTGGGGTCAAGGGCAGAGCCGTCGATGAAGTTGACTTCGGCTAGGTAGCCGTCTAAAAATTGGCTGTTAGCAGAGTCCCGTCTGCCCAATGAATGACTTATATTATTATTCCAATTCAAATCTTCATTTAGAGCGGGGTAAGTTTCATCCCCAAAGCCTGTAATTTGCTCACCATTAACATACAACTTAAATCTGTTAGATGCAGTTGCTTGAGTCGTATCTAGCGCAAGGACAATATGATACCAAGCACCAACATCCCTAAACACTTGTGATGTTTCAATTTCAGTACTGCCACTCGCAAAATCGTAGAATTTTATTTTGTCGTTCGATCTAAAGTAAAACTCTGCGTTTGCGTTGCAGGTAAAAATATCTTGATTTGCACCCAAATTTCCACGCTTAACCCAACCACTCCATGTCCACGTTTTACGATTTCCAGCACTACCGGGAGTCCGATTGAGGTACGCCGAATCCGCCGAGTTGAACCGCAAGCTTTGCTCGATCTCGTCACCTGCTGCACCACCAAACAGCATTGGGTCGGCACTTCCAGGAATACCCATCGGTCAGCTGAAGTTGGTGATCAGTTGTGCTTGGATGCTAGTCGTCGTGCGGACCACATAGACCAACAAGTCCACGGCTCCGCTTCCAGTTGAAATCGTAGGCGCACTGCCGCCTGAAAAATCCCAATACGTTCCAAACGCAAGAGTTCGTGCGGTTGAATCCTGGGTGATAAAAATGCACCCGCTTTGACCAGCAACAAGGTTGCTCGGGTTTGCCAGCGTCGTGTTCTCGCTCAGCGTGATGCTGAAATTGTTAGCCAGTGCAAAATCAGGCGTTGCCGTACCAGAGCTGCTGGTAAAGCTGCTGATGGTGCCGCGCTGTGCTGCGCTAAACGTTTGAGCCAAGCCCAGCAGTGTGACCGTGCCAGTGGCATTGGGCAACGTGATTGTCCGATCAGCCGTTGGATCGGTAACCGCCAGCGTAGTTTCGTAATCGTTAGCGGTTGTGCCTTCAAAAACCAGCGAGCCAGCAGCGCCGATTTCCAACGCACCAGTCATCGTGCCGCCTGCTTTTGCCAGGTAAGTGCTGGTGGCAGTCGAGCTGGTCAGTAAGCCAAGGTTGGCGCTGGCAAGCGTTCCAACAGTTATCCACGAGGCGTTATCGGATGCCCGGATCTTGAGCAAGCCGCTCGTTGTATCTGCCCACCACTGGTACGCATACGTCGTGCTTGGTTCACTCGCGCCGCTGTTCTGACTAACGATCGCGTCCAGACAGTTGTTTAGATCTTGACGGAAGGCTGCGCCCGATTGATTTGCAATATCGTAATCGTGCTGAGCCATTAGGTGATCTCCCGTCCGTGACCGATGGCAGTGTAGGTAAAGTCGCGGCTGACGGCAGTGCCAGCACTGTTCTTAAAGGTTACCTCAAACCCAGTGCGTGTAATGTTTTGCACCTCGTAGTAGTCGCCTGTCGCCATGTCAAATCCGGTCAGTCCGACACTGGGCGTTTGGTAAAACGCATTGGCGAAAGTCACCGCAAACGTTGAAGCGGTGCTGGTCAGCGTGGCACTGGCTTCGCTGCGTTGCTGCAGCTCAACTGTGCAGCCCAGCTCGTCAATAATGATGTTCTGGTCAGCGTCAGTGCTGGTCGCAATCGTCTTGAACTGAAACCCGCGACCACGGTTGATTGCGTTGCTGAACTCACGCCAGTCGCCCCAAGTAGGCGTTCCACTCGGATCATCCTCAGTGGTGCGGACATAGAGCACCGCATTCACCCGGTCAATGTTGTCCCCATCAATGCTGGTCCAGGTGTCAATCAATGCCACTTGGTCATCCCACAGGTCGCCAGGCAGATAAGGTCGCGTCACAAAATGACGCCGCATGTTCAGGTCATAGACGCCACCCAAATTCAAGGTGCTGCCAAACTCGTATTCGCCGGAACCGAGTGATCCGCCAATCGCGTCAATCGTTCCAAGTGCATCCCAGTCATCGTCCAGCGCCATCTCGTCCACTGGCAGCCCGGTGTTGATGATCAGACCGTCCTGATCCTCGCTGTAAATCATGTCGGTGTAGTTGCCTTGGAATGGCGGCGACTCCTGATCTTCCCGATACGTTTGAACTAGTAACCGTGCTTGAGGTGTCGGCAGATCAACCACTGCCGCTGTTGCATCTGTTGACCGCCTGCCGCCGTCATCCTCAAACTTCGCCAGATAACTGCCTTCCAGCAGTGGCACCTGTTTCTGGGTCTGGTTGCCAGATGCCGCCGCCACAATCTCCTGCGACTCTTCCCATACCGCACCAGACAAGGCGGTGTTATGCCGCAGCAAAACCTTGCCGCCCAACAACACGTCAAGATCGGTGGCGCGATCCCAGCTCAAAATCGCACTGGCTTCGTCAATCGGCACCAAGCTCAAGCCCGACACATTGACCGGCAATGCCGTTTTGCCTTGGATCGCCTTGGTTAGCTCAGTTGGAACGTTCGATGGTTTGCGCGTTGAACTAAGGCTGTAGACCCGCAGGTAATACGTTCCAGCTGCAGCATCAAGAATTTCGTAATCCGGTGATGGCACATCAACGCTGTTCCAGTTGCCGTCTTCGCGTTTCCACTGGAAGCGATATTGGCTGACACCCAGCACGGGTTGCCAGCTGACAATGACTTTGACAGCCGCTTTGTTGTTCGATTCGTACAGCGTTTCAACCGCCTGCAGGCTTGCCGGTGGATTGGGCTGCAGCTCAAGCGTGGTGATATCACGCTGCTGCAGCGGACGGTCACGCTCGACGTAATCGTATTTGCTTGCGTTATACGCCAGCGCATTGATTGAATACTGAATGCCGTCTTTCTCTTGAACACTGACGACGCGCCAGGTGCTCGCCTGAACAGCAGTGTTTTGCAGCACCCAGATGGTGTTGTTGTTAGGTACGGCGCTAAACGGAGCCGTGACCTGAATAATGTTGCCGGTGATGCCGTGGATGTCGCGGGTTTCAACCGTTCCATCGGGCATGATGACGCTTAAAGTGGCGTCCTGCGCTGAAGTCAGATCTGTATTCGCCGTGTCGTCAACAGTGATTGCGTTGACAGTGGCAGTAACAACACGCCCGCCGCGACGAACACCAGCACGAACTGGATCGGCAATCTCGATCACCTGACCGGGACGCACCAGTACACCGGCGTCCACTGATGCTGTAAATGATACGACTTCTGTTTCGTGGTTCTCGGAGTAAAGCAGCCAATCTCCAAGGCGTGATGCTTGACCGCGACTGGTGCAAGCAAATGCTTTGAGTTCGCTTGTAATGACACCGTATTTTGCGATGCCTTCGTGATCTTCGACAACCTCGTAGGCAATGTCTTGCGTTTCAAGGTCTAGGTAGCTGACAACAGCAACTGTGTGGCGAGTTTTTAAGCTGCTGCCGCTATAAGTGAAGCCCTCTTCGGTGACGTTTGCCAGCGTAAATAGATAGGCAGGATCTGCCGGTTTATCCTGGCTGACCGTCAACGTTCCAGTTGCCCAGAACGGCATGACGCGCATCGCGCTGCACAAGTCGTTAATCAACTTGTAGGCGTCATCCTGATTTTGGATTAAAGCGTTGCAAGAGAAGCGGGGCTCTTCACCGCCTAAACCGTCAGGCACCAGCTCTGATGCGTACTGACTGGCAGAGAAAAACGCCCACTTATCGAGTTGGCTTGCAGAGATGTGATCGCCAAATCCGTACCGGCTGGATGTGAGCAAGTCCCACAGCACCCAAGCTGGATCTGATGTCCAAACTGCAGCGCCAAACGTTCCATCCCAAACGCCGCTATACGTCAGACGACCTGTTGTTTGATCGACGGTGGCGTTGCTTGGGATTTGTACCTTGATCCCCCGAACGCGGTAGGTGCGGGATGGGATGCTGCTGAATTGCTCAGCGTCAATCCGCATCGCCACCAACGCGCTGTTGGGGTATTGCAAGCGACCGTAAATAATTTCGGTGTAACTTGACCAGTAAATATCGTTAATCAGGTTGTTATCGGCGCTGTCGCTGGTGTTGCGGATGACGCGAACATCAACTGGGAAATCTCCTGACAGCTCCAGCTTGTAATCACGTTGATACTGATCAGCACTTCTGCCGGAAATTGTGTCGTCCAGGACGGTTGTAAAGCCGCCACTGTTGTATTGAATTTGGATCGAAAGGCTAACGCTGGTGCCAAGTACATCGCCTTCGTTTGTGTACCGCTCTAGGCGGGGCACTTTGATGCTGACGCGAACAGCGTTTGCATTTGAATCGTGGATCGTGCGAGTGACAGGGGTAGGCTGCCGAACTTGAATGTTGACGCTCTTTTCGTCCTCAATGTCGCCAACGCCAGCGATTGATGTCTGGTCCTGTGTGCCGTACTTTGGCGTTATTTCGACATTCTGGTAGTTGTAATCAGCGGCTTGGGTTGCAGTCGGGTCTGCGTATGAAACAAGGATGGGCGTACCATCCAAATAAATATCTTTTAGGGCTGCTGTGTTGTAGTTGGCAGTGCCCTTGGTATAAGCCGCCGCTGAGGGGAAGCCTTCGATTTCACCTTCGCCTAGCAGGTCAACAAAAGTGGCGTACTGCTTGCTGGCAAGATTGTCTGCAGCCCGAACAGGAGTGCGCTGCGGGGCGGCGACAACCTTTTGAACAATGAGGGCGCCACCGCCACCGTTGCCACCTGCGCCACGAATGATTTCAGTCATGCGCTTACCTGCTCAGTGTCGATACCGGCGGAAATGACGACGGAGCCCACAATGGTTTCGCCGTAAATCAAAGGTACTGGCGTCCCAGCCCTGCTGGTGTTTTGTATCCCGCTAAAGCTGTATGACTTCTGGGGGTCAAGTTCAGTGTCGCGGGTTGTGGACTGCGTGTAGGCGTTGCCTGCTGTTGGAGAAAGTGTTGGCGTAGGCGTTAAAAGCTGTGCAACCCCGCCAAGGACAAGACTTGCGCCAATCAAGCCAACCGCCGTGACTGTAGAACCGGCCAAACCAATGCCTAAACCAGGAATAAAGACTGCAGCCGCAACTAAAGCAATGCCGGTAACGATCTGGGTGAATGTCGATCCAGCTCCTACGGTGACAGGCGCAATCTTGATCACCTGCTGGCCGACTGGATGGCCCAGTTCCTCTTCGCTCAAGTCATACGCTCCAACACTGACCCGGTAGTGCTGGTCTGCCATGTGCCGTTCCAGTCCGGGAAAGTTTGCCAGCAGAAACCGCATTGCGTCGGCTACTGAATCGACAGCAGCGGTGAACGTGCGGCGTCCCAAAAACTTGGCGAGGCGACCATAAACCCGGATTTCCCTCAGCATGGTCACCCCTGTCCCCCTGTCAGTTTATCTGCGTTGATGTGACGCAAAAGTCTTCCTGTGCATTTCTGCAGCCAGCCGCCGTACATATCCCTGCTGGATAAGCGACCTCGAATGTGGTGCAAAATCATCTGATCGCCCAGGTAAACACCAACATGATTCAAGCCTGAGCCCATGATGTTCATCAACACGGCGTCGCCGCGCTGCAACGTCTGATCCTCCGTAAGCGGTGCAAATCCAGCATCGCGCCAGCAATCGTCGAACATCGGTGCCTGTTCAAACTGCTCTGGCGTGATCGGTCGGTCCCAATCCGGCAGCGCCAATCCCTGCTGGTCGTACCAATCGCGCACTAGCGTCCAGCAGTCGGTTACGCCCCAGACCCATTCGCGCCCGATTAGTGGTGCTTGAAAACCTTCTGGTTTGCAGGTGCCCCACTGCTCCGTTTTGGGATTGACGATGTGCCAAGGCAAGCCTGACTTTTCACATGCCAGTCGATCCGCTTGGCTTGGAACGGGCGGCGTAAATGGATGGCTGTGGACCACCGCTGCAATTTCGCCTGCATCCTCAGCAGCGCACCAGTCGTCAGGATCGAGAATGAACATCTCCGACGCATTAGCCGCCAAGTTTTTGCACGCCCAATAACGCCTGCGACCCTTGACCACCACCAACAAACCGCAGGCTTCACGCGGACAGTCAGCCTTGGCGTGGTCAAGCGCGTCAGATTTCCAGCTCATGTGAAGAAGGTGCCAATACCGGGGAACGCTCCAAAAGGCAATTCCGCTAGTTCACCAAACCGCAGCTTGCAGCTACTCAAGCGTTTTCCACATACATCGCCAATGGCATCAAGTTGACCTTGGTACGGCGGAGAGGTCTTCCAGTCGTCAAATGCTGTATCAAGTGCAGTTTTGGCACTGTCGTAGTTGGATTTTGCGGTGTTGTAAGCCGACAAAGCTGAGTCGTAAGAAGATTGCGCAGAACTAACGGCACTGGTGTCGTAGTACCAGCGTTCAATCTCAAACCACGAATATGAGCCGCTGCCATAGCGGTTGGTCGCATCAGTCGCTCTTAATTTGCCTCTTCTATAGGTGTCGCCCAGTGACACGGTGGATCCGTTCCATACACCCTCGTAAGTGCCTGATCCAAGACCCAGCGTTGTGTACCTCGGTCCACGAACGTAATAGTTAGATCCGATCCCTTTTGAATAGCGCGTTTCTGCTAAATACCACGTTCCAGAAGCGCTATTAAGCGTATTGGATGCGCTATTTAGCGTGGCTTGTGCATCGGCTAAAGGTTGTTCTGTTGCTTCAAATGCTTCCTTGGCTGCGTAGTACGCAATAGCTTCTGCCGAGTCAGTAACGCCTTCCAGCAATACGTCGTTTTCGTCAGCAATCGGTGCGCCGGTATAACCGCACTCGGCTCCGCGATACACCCACTGACACAGATTGTTGATGCACTGGCGCTTGGGTGCTCGAACACCAGCCAAGTCAAATGCAGCTGCTAATTCCCACTCAACTACATCGCGGTTTTCGGTAACCTTGCGATCTAGGTAGTAAATCTCTTGGGGAAATTCTGCTGTCGTGTCTGGCGTTCCATAAGGATTAGAGCCGCCGTCAAAATTTGCGTCGTCAATGTATCGCGCCAGTGTGCGAATACGAGTGAGCTTCGCACCGTTAAGGTCGTTGCCAGCAGTGGTGGCATTAACCGTCAGCAAGATCCCGGTAATTGTGCCAAGCAAGTTGCTGACACGGATTTTTGGACGGGGAAGCTGACCGTTGCCGGTGTACTCAAAGCCCTCCGCCTCAACCGGAAAACGCTGGTAAGTGTTGCCCTTCCAGACCAATTCGCCGTTGGCGTCCATGTTGCTTCCGGCGTGGAAGCGATACACCGTGTTGACGCCGTGCAG